TCTTGGTGCGCTTGCCACACACCGATGGAGCCCACCTCGCCGCCAGAGGTGACGTAGAACTCGCTGGCTGCACAGCCAATCCAGTAAGCGGCCGAGGCCGCCAGGCTGTTCGCCACGGCAATGACAGGCTTTTGGGCTCGGGCCTTGACGATTTCGCTGGCCAGTTCGGCCACGCCATAGACGCTGCCCCCGGGACTGTCGATGTCGATCAGGATCTGGCCCACAGTATCATCGGTCAACATCTGGCGCAGGACCGAAGTGAACTGCTGGGTGCTGGTGCTGCCCGGCCCGGAAATGTCATCGACCATGTTGCCGCGCTGCGTCACCACCCCGTACAGGGGTAGCACCGCGATGCCCGTGCCCGTGCTGGCGGCCGCCATTTGTTTTCGGGTGTCACGGATAAGGCGATCGGTATTGACCTGAAACAGGGTTTCGTCGCTGGGCGGCTCGCCCACAGACCAGCGCGTCAGGATGCCGGACATGGCCTGCAAACGCTCGGGCATCAGCGCCCAGGGCGTGGTCAGGAATTCGGAGAGCAGAAGTTGTTTGTTCATGTGTTCATTCCAAGTTGAATCAGGGAAGCAGCCAGTGCGTTTTCCTCAAAGGGCTGTATTTGCTGTTGAGCCCAGGTACGCACATGGCTCTCATTGAGCCCAAAGGCCTGGGAGATCAGATGGATCTCATTGGTATCAAGGACGCCTTTGCGTGCAATTCGCCTGCCCAATCGGCTTGCGTTTGACTGCACCAGCTTGCGAAAGCGCATGCTCATCTCCTGATCACCAGAGGGTGCATCGTTCTCGTTGGGCTCTGAGTCGTTGGGTTCGTTTTCCTGCTCGGCCTCTTCGGCGTCCTCTTCTTCCACCATGTTCAGCGGGCGAAGGGGTTGGTCTAAGCCTTGCAGCGGGTTGAGGTTTTCTGCAATCCGTGCTTCGTTGCGGGTGAGCCAGCCGTTTTGGATGCCGCTTTGGTAGTAGGCTGAGCGGCTTGCCGCATCCCCGCGCATCAGGTTGGCAAAGTCGAACTCGACTTCCAGTTGGTCACCATCGAGCATGAGGTCCGACTCGATCGAGGCCTCCCAGCGCTCGGCCCAAGGCGTCATGGTGTGCATGACGAATTCCAGGCTCTGCTGCTCGATGTTCGAGAATGTCGCTCGATCCAAGTCCGCGATCATGTGTGGAGGCACCCGGAACAGCCGGGCGATATCCGTGATCTGGAACTTGCGCAGCTCCAGGAACTGGGCGTCCTTGTTCGTGACCCCCACCTCATGGAACTTCATGCCGTTTTCCAGCACCAAAACTTTGCCCCGGTTGGAGCCGGACTGCGCCGCCTGGTAGGAATCCCTGAACACCCGCTTGGCCTCAGGGTCCTTGAAAGTGCCCGGAAACTCAATCCAGCCACCCGTGGGTTTGGCGTCGTTCGTGAAGAACCGTGCCCCGTAGTCCTGAGCGGCCAGCGCCATGCCCAGACTCTCACGGGCCAACTCGATGGGGCTCATGCCCATCAGACCGTCCGAGGACAGGCCGCGCAGGTGCCAGATCTGCCCACGTGGGAATACGGTTTCATCCCCGTTTTGCATGCGAACCCGGTATCGGAAGTCCCCGCTGTCCATAACCTCCATGCGCACCCGATCTGGGTGAAGCGGCATGAGCTCGGTGATTTCTCCCTTGGGGTTGGAGATGATCTGGCAGAAAGCATTGCCTCGCAAAGCCAGGTGCCCCTGCAGCATCTCGCGCCACTCGAATGGGTTCTGGAACCGGTTGGGCTTGCGGGCCAGAAGGCCGTAGAGCCAGTGATCGATCACCCGATCCTTGCCTCCGTCCTTGCGCTGGCGGTAAACCACCACCGGAAGAGATGCCATGGTCTCCGACAGGATGCGCACACAGGCATACACCGCCGCGAGCCGCAACGCCCCGTCAGGCGAGACGCGCATGCCTGAGGCGCTGCGCACCGACACCGGTTCAAAGAAGAAGTCTCCCCAAGGGGATCGGTCACTGCTCGAGGCTCTGAATCGATCGATGAATGTGAAAAGTCCCATTGCCTCAGAGCACCATCAACTCATAGTCGGATCCGAGCACAACCGAGTCCCCCGGTTTGATCGCCCTTGAGAGGGCCATGATCAGTGCAACGATGCCGTCTATCTTGTTTTCTGCTCGCTCCTTGCGTGGATAGATGTTGTCTTTGACGTCCAGATGCGCCACCACGTTGCTGGCCATCCAGGCCAGTACCGGGTCGCCGTCATGGACGAGCTTCTTTTGCAGGACTAGCGCTTCCAGGGTCTTCATCGGTTCGCTGAAGTTCAGCACCGTGGGGCGCACCTCGATCATGGGCAGACCCTCGGCCAGCATCCGAGTCGAAAGCTGAGTGGCCTGGAACGGGTCGAAGGCCACCGCTTGAATCTCGTAACGGGTTGCCATGTCCAGCAAATCCGACTCGATCCAGCCAAAGTCGATTACGTTGCCCGGGGTGACGATGAGCCGCCCCGAATGCATCCAGCCGCCGTACTGGCTGTTGCCTGCGCCGTTGACCGTGTCCTCGGGCAGGTAGTACTTGCCAAAGGTCACGTAGGCATCCGAAATCTCAGGATGCCGGAACACCGCCACCAAGGCAGCAATATCAGTCTTACTGGCCAGGTCCAGGCCAATCCAGCAGGGCTGGCCTTCGAATTGCTCAATGAACATCCCGTGCTCGGTACAGGCATCCCAGGAGCGCATGTCCATCCAGGCCGTGTCGGCGTTCACCCATTCATTGAGGTGTTTGGTCTTGAAGTTGTTGACGGCGCTGGGCAGTTGCATGGCTTTGGCCTGCAGCGGCCCGAGCACCTCGGACCTCACCGAAATGCCCCAGTTAGGGTTGGCCTTGATCAGCGACTCTTCAGTTGTCCAGTCATCTCCATCATCAAGCCCGTAGATGATTCCGAACTGGGTGTCATCCTCGAACACGCCATCAAGCAGCTTGGTCACGAACGAGCGGACCTCGTAGCAGATGCCCGCGCGGTTGCTGCCTGCCGTGGTGATCACCCACAAGAGCGAGTTGTCCCGCTTGCCGGTGCCGGTCTCGACCACGTCGTACACCGTGCGGGTCCTGTGCGCGTGCAATTCGTCGACGCAACCAAAATGAATGTTCAGACCGTCCAGCGTGGAACCTTCGGCTGAGAGTGCTTCAAACTTTGACCCAGACGACAACACGTTCATGTTGTGCGCCCCGACGTTTACCGAAAACCGGTTGCGAAACCCCGGGCTGCGGCGCGCCATGGTCTGGGCATCACCAAACACGATGCGAGCCTGGTCACGGGTGGTGGCCAGCGAATACACCTCGGCACCTCCCTCACCATCGGCAGCCAACATGTACAGGCCTACCGCAGACGACAGGGTGGACTTGGCATTGCCTCGTGGAACCTCGATGTATGAGCGGCGAAAGCGCCGCGTCCCATCGGCCTTGACCCATCCGAAAACCGTCGTGAGGATGAACACCTGCCACGGCTCCAGCGTGATGGGCTCTCCCGCAAGCGGCCCCTTGACGTGCGGCAGCCGCTCAATAAAAGCGCACAGATTGTCCGCCGGGTAGTAGGTCTTGCCGCTCTTGCTTGTGAGCTTGGGATTGAACCGGTAGGGACTGGTCTTGCCCTTGTACTTCTTCAGATCACTGAGCTGCCTCTGGCAGGCCGCCTTGACCCACTTGCACGCGAGAATCTCTCCGGCCACGACCCTCTCTGCGTACATCTTGGCAATGTCCGCATAACTGTCTTGAGCCATTGAACTTATCCTGCAATATCGGCCCAAGGGTCCAAGTCATCGTCCGCCGCTTCCATAGGCAAGGTGACACGGGATCGGGATGCGGGTGTGAACCCCATCTCCGTGGCCGCTTTGGTCATGATTTGTGCCTGCTTGTTGGCAATGGCCAAATATGGCGACTGCATTGGCACGCCGGTGTTGGGTGCTTTCACGAGCAACCCTGTCTTCGCGATACCTGCTTGTGCCTTTCGGTACAGGTCGGCGGCGCAAGCCCAAACCTCGAGGACTGACATATCCAGTCGCCTGAGTAAGTGCGGTGGCGCACACTCAAGTGCATATCGCCAAGCCGCCTTGGCTCCTTCGGGCATGTAATCAGGCGGGTCCACCAGGTCGCCAGTCGGCTTGGGCTCTCTAAGGTTTGTACGGCACTTTTGCAGGGTCCCCTTGATCTGCTTTACCTTGGTGGGGAGTGGTTTTCGTCCAGCCATCTTTATTCCAGTTCGCACTCAAGGTGCCGTGAATGTGTGTTGCCGCACATAAATCGGTAAATGCTGTGTGCGAAGACGCACAGAGGGGCCGGGGAGGGGGAGCCCCCCCTAGTTCAATTTGCACGCGCAAAAATTTGAGCTGGCGCGCGCATCGCGGCCTGCCAACCGTAGAGATTCATCCCCCCCTGGGGGGACCTGACCGCGCCGCTGACTCGCGTGCGGTCTTGCTGTTGTGACAGGGCACGCACAGCGACTGCAGGTTGGCCGTATCAAACCGTGCGCCACCGTCCTTGATTGGCTGTACGTGGTCCACGACACGGGCTGGCACCAGTAGGCCCTTGGCACCACAGGCGCCACACAGCGGGTGCTCACGAAGGAAGGCCGCTCGCACCGAGCGCCACTGCCGTGATTGGTAGAAGCCAACGTCGGCATCAAGACCGCGCCGCGCACGCCCGTAATCGCGGTGGATCAACGGCCTGTGCGCCTCGCAAAACCCAGGCGTTTCCACCACGGCGGCGCACCCTGGGTACCGACAGGGAGTGGGTGCGCTGCGGGGCATTTCGCGAGGTTTCCAACTGATTCAAGAAAGAAGCAACTGCTTCGGAGATTCCGCTTGGCTTCCTCTGGGAACAGAGCGTTCATACGAACACCATCAACCAACCAAAGGAATCGCCGATGACCTACCGAAACACCGAATTCACCGTCGACGAGCTGGGCTTCATCCAGACCGCGCTCAACAAAGTCCTCGCCGCCGCAGCACGCGGCGAGTTGGACCTCAACCGCCTGGCCCGCGAGGAGATGGCCTCGCGAGGCCTGGATCGCGAAGGCAATTGGGTTGGCTTCGATCGCGCCCGCCAGATCCACCAAGTGGAGGCTGCCAAGTGAAGACCAGCAAGAAGCTCAACCAACTGCTTGAGCAGATCGCCCAGCAGTACCTGTTCATCGACACCCTGAAAACCCAAAGCAGCGACCGGCTCGACTTCCACGACGTGAGCGTCTGGGGCGTCAAGGCCGCGTTGCAAGCCGCCTACGAGGCCGGCCTTAACGCAGCACGTCAAACCGCTCAAACCAAAACCACACCCACTCAC